TGAACTCAAGAGAAAACTATTCAGAGCAGTTGCAAACGTTAATATTCTTGAAGGTATTCGCTTTTACGTCAGCTTCGCTTGTAGTTTTGCGTTTGGCGAACTCAAGCTTATGGAGGGAAGTGCAAAGATCATCTCACTGATTGCTCGTGATGAGAACCAGCATCTGGTTATCACTCAAAACATTCTGAACAAGTGGAAGGAGGGTGATGATCCAGAAATGGCACAGATCTCCAAAGAAGAGGAACAGTGGTTCTACAAGACCTTTGAAAATGCTGTGAATCAAGAAAAACTTTGGGCAGAGTATCTGTTCAAAGATGGTTCAATGATTGGTCTGAATGACAAACTGTTACAGCAGTATGTCGAATGGATCGCAAACCGTAGAATGAAAGCAATTGGACTGAAACCACTTTATGATATTCCTGCAAAGAACAATCCACTTCCTTGGACTGAGCATTGGATTTCTTCAAAAGGTCTTCAAGTTGCACCCCAACAAACACAAGTTCAGTCTTATATTGTGGGTGGTATCAAACAAGATGTTACTAAAGACACTTTTTCTGGATTTCAACTTTAATTGACTTTAAGACTGAAATAGTGTATTATATAAATAGTAATAGGTAAGTTCAGTCTTAAAATGAATAACTATATTCTTTATTATTACTTAAGGGAGGACTTCGGTTCTCCCTTCTATGTTGGTTATGGAAAACCAAGAAGAATAAACGCAAAGCATTTGAGAAGTAATGGAGCAAACCTATTACCACCAAGACAAAGAAGGTGGATTGTAAAATCTGGATTAACTAAAGAAGAAGCAATAGAACTTGAAATCAAGCATATAGCACTCTGGAAAAGAGAATGTGATGGTGGAGTTTTATTAAATCAAAATCTTGGTGGAGAAGGAAAACCTGGAGGGCAAAAGACAAAGGGTTTTAGTGGAAGAAAACATAGTGAAGAAGCAAAGAAAAGAATAAGTGAAAAGGTTGCTGGTAAGAACAATCCAAGATATGGTGTTAAATTATCACAAGAGATAAGAAATAAAATAAGTCAAAATAGAACACCAAAATTTGGTAAGGATAATCCAAACTCTAAAACTTGGAGGATTGTTTCTCCAGAAAATAAAGAGTATATTATTACTGGAGCATTAAAGGAATTTTGTAAGTCTCAAAATATTTCATATGCAACTATGAGTGCCGCAATTAAGTATGACAGAAAAGGACCAAGAAGAAATGGATGGAGTATTGAAGAGAAAGTTTAGAATATCATTACCAGAAGATGAGTGTGTAGTTAAACTTCAAGAGTATTGTAAGTTCTCAAGCACTTTGTTAAAAGTTCCTGTAGTATCTAAACCATTATGTGCTGGGGCAAACTGCCACAATAATGTAAATCATTATGTGAGAACTTATGGTGGAGAAAAAATAAGTGGATATTATCTAATTACAGATGTTGATAATGAAACTTACGGATGTGCAATATATCATAGTATCTGGAAGAATACCTATGGGGATCTGATAGATATAACACCATTTGATGATGGAAGAGAATATAATATGTTTTCTGTTATTAATGCTACAGAATATTACTCCGGAGTTGCTTATAATGGAAAAGAGTATAAATTGTTAGAACCAGGTTGTAATATAATCTAATGAACCCTAAAATACTCAAAGATGATTCCAATTATGATGAATGGTGTGAACAAGAACTATTGAATGCTTATAAAGAAGCAGCAGAGTGTGATGAGTTTCTATTTGGAGACTATGATTACCGTAAAGAATGGGTAGAGGGTTAATGACCCTCTTTTTTTATAAATATTCACAGGAATTCCAATAAGTATAAAAATGTTATCGTCTGATTTAAGAACAGTATACGAATCTTATCAAAACATTTATGAAGAGGGAGATGGGATCTCCTGTGAAATGATTGAAGAAATCGTGGAAGAACTCATCGAAGAGTGCCTAGAGTTTGGTCACAATATCGATGAGGCTGCTGATGTGGTAGAAGAGGCAGCACTTCAATATCTAATGGAACTCAACCCATATGCACCAGCTGGTTCAAAAGAAGCAAAAGCATATCAAAAGTCAACGACTGCTACAAAACGTGGAGAAGCACGTAAGACGGCAGTGGCTGCTGCTAAGGAAAGAGTTAAGTCAAAGGTCAAGGGTGCCGTTGCTGGTGCTGGCATTGCTGCTTCTATTGCCAAGGATGAGGCAAGAAGAGCAGGCAGAAAGGCAGCACATGCCGTCTCTAGCACCGTCCAGAAGAAGAAGGCAGAGGTCAAGACTGGTGTTAAGAGCATGATCGGAAGAGGTCTCCGCAAGGCAGCAGGAGCAGTTGGAAAGGTTGCTCAGAAGGCAGCAGGTGCCGCATCAAGACTTGGTGAAGAGACTCAACAGCTCGATGAACTATCTGATAAAAAAGTTCAAAAAACATTGAAAGCAAGAGAACGTAAATTTAATAGATCTGTAGATTCTGGTGCTCCTAACAGAGAGTTCCATCAACTTAGGAGAACTGAAAAGTTAGTAGCAAGTAGAAATAAAAGAACAGGTTCAAACATTCCTGTTGATGAAGAAATTGATACCTGGGATGTAGTTCTTGAGTTTCTTGTCTCAGAAGGACATGCTGACACTAATGAAGAGGCAATTGCCATTATGTCTCAGTTGGATCAAGAAGTTATCAGAGATATTATTGAGGCACAACATGCCCGTGAGAATCCAGAAAAGTATGAGAGAGAGCAAGAAAAGAAATATGCTCCTGTTCGTGGAGAAAAAACTCCCATGCCACCAAGAGGTAACAAACGTAGAGAAGATTTTGAAAAGTGGTACGCTAAACAAATGGGTCGTTAGTAAATCCTAACATAACTTTAAGCACCTCTTGACAGGGGTGCTTTTTTATTGCTAGACTAGGTTTGTCTCCGTTGAAGATAAATAATAGCTCATAAAGATTCTTAGTATGAGTTATGAAAACCCTTGGATCTATAATGACCAAGTATTTGATTCAAGTGATATTCAAGATTATTTTGGGTTTGTATATCTTATACATTTTACTACAAATGCTGTCTAATTTTTTATCCAAATCAAACCGTCTTTTAATTGTTGTTTGTATTTTTGATATCCTGCTTTATTATCTTTCATCCATTCATTTACACTTAACCAACTTTTAAATCCATCAGTAACTTCACGTCTTCTGGAATTTAAAAGTTTTTCTTTATGTTCTTTGGTGAGAGTTGTTCCATACATAGGATTTCCCTCACCAGAAAGCATTTCACTTAATTTTTGTCTAACTTCTGGTCTTTTTGCTGGATTGTTATCGCCAGTCATAAATTTTCTTTTATCTTCTCTATACTTATCGTTTCTTAAAACGACTTCATATATTCCAGATCTCTCACTAACAAAAAATCTACCTTCAATATTTGTATTATAATATTCGTCAGTCATTAACACATCTCTTTTAAATTGCTCATAAGTTTCATAATAAGACATAGATTTTTTATGAGGACAAAGATAAAGTATTTCTCTTAAAAAATTTTCTTTTCCTAATAATTTGATATCTTCTTTTAGTTCGTCGCAAGACCCATAATAGTTTCTCCAATCACTTTCTTTCTTTTTTCTTCTTCCAGTTTTTCTATCCTTTTGCCGAGTCCAAAAGTGTTTTTTACCCACATACTTTTTTTCATTTGCTAAGTTTGTAATTAGATATACAAAACCCTCCATATCTTTCGGAACTTCAATAAAATCTTCTTCGTTATATTTCCATTCCATAAAAATATTTTCTACCTTATAATTTTTATTTATGCTTGAAAATATTTTTATGTGGTGCTATGATAAAGGACTTAAAACTCTAAATACTATGGTTACTCTTGAAACCACCCTAAGACAAACACATGATTGGGCAGTTGATCGTATTCATACTCTCTGTGAAACAAACTTTGAAGATGCCCAGGCGATTCAATCCGAATTTAGTGAATGGTTGAATCCAGATATTCCTGATCATGATATTTTCTCATTAGAGTTCATAGGAGAGGGAGATGACACTAGACCTTCACAATTTTTTTAAATTTTACGACGAAAAGAATTCAAATCACGTAGCAGCAGTTCAATGGTTAGAAGATAACCTACCTGCTCAGTTTCTGGATGACTCGGAAACCGATTGGATCGGAATTTTCAGAACTAAACCACCTACACCAGAGGTTCTAGCAGTTCCTTATTTTAACCAAGTAGACAACTACAGAGATGCACACAGAACTTGTAATAGTTCGTCATGTGCTATGTGTCTTGCTTTCCTCAAACCAGGAAGCATTAAAGGTGATGATGAATATGTTAAGAAAGTATTTGCGATTGGTGATACTACGGACCATGCGGTACAAACGAAGGTACTTGCAGGTTATGGAGTTAAGTCACACTTTAGTTACAATCTTTCTTTTGCTGACGTTGATAAAAGTCTCGATGCTGGGAAA